CCCTGACGACATCATGTCCATGCCGTACAGCATCGTGGCGACCCGTCAGCGGTTCAACATTTTTGCAGGGAACTACTGACGATGCCTAACGTCAAAATTTCCGAACTTCCCGCAGTTACAGTCCCGTTGGCTGGCACTGAGGAATTGCCGGTCGTGCAGGGCGGCGTCACCAAGCGCACGGCGATTAACAATATTTTGAACGAAAACACCATACCGTACATCGCTAACGGCCTTGGCTCAGTTTCTGCACCATCGTACACATTCACTGGCGACCTTAACACCGGTATGTGGTCGCCCGGTGCGGATACGATTGCGTTTAGCGAAGGCGGCGCGGAGGCTATGCGCATCACTAGTGCAGGCAACGTTGGGATCGGAACGACTGCGCCAGCAGTTAAGCTGGAAGTTTCTAGCGCCACAGGTTCTGCTACACCAGTTCCGACAGAAGTGCGGATTTCTACCACCACAGTCGCCAGCGATTTTTCGACAACCTTGCCTTGGGGGCGCTTGAGTTTTTATTCTTTTGACTTATCAGACGCAGGCCCAAAAGTTCAAGGAGCTATCGACGCTATTTCTAGCATTGCCAATGGCGGACGGATGGCAATGGTGTTTAGCTCGGTTGAATCTGGCGGCGCACTAATCGAACGTATGCGTATCGCCGATGATGGCAACGTCGGGATTGGAACCGCTTCGCCAACTGTAAAGTTAGATGTTGTTGGAAACGCAAACTTTGGAGCGTCAATTCTAACTGGAACTGGCGTTTCAACTGGCGATGTTCAACTTGAACTTGGTGCCAACCGCAGCGGCAACGGCCTTGCGTATGTTGACCTCCATTCTGCTGCTGGCGGGGACTTTCAAGCACGTATTATTCGTTATGCCGGTGCCAACGGCGGCATGGATATTATCCAGAGCGGCACGGGTGGTATGGTCATCACCAACGAGGGCAACGCCGACACTGCATTTAAGACCAATGCTCTTGAGCGGATGCGCATCACCAACGCAGGCAGCGTCGGGATCGGAACAAGCAGTCCAGATGCATCTGCCCTACTGGATGTTTCATCAACTACAAAAGGCTTTCTGCCGCCGCGTATGTCTACCGCGCAGCGCGACGCTATCGGTGGTGCAACGCAAGAAGGTCTGATTATATACAACGTTACGACCGACAAGTTGCAAGTGTTCGCCGCCGGCGCGTGGGTCAACCTTCACTAAGGGAACTAAATCATGATTACCAACACTTGGGCCGTTGTCCAGATGGACGCTTACCCTGAACGTGACGGCAAGACCGATGTGGTCTTCACCGTCCACTGGACGCTGACCGGCACGGATGGCACCCACACCGGCAGCGCATATGGTTCTGTCGGTGTAACGGTTGACCCCGATGCGCCGTTCACGCCCTACGATGATCTGACGCAAGATCAGGTGGTTGGCTGGGTCAAAAACGCGCTGGGTAATGAACCGGTCGCCGCCTACGAAGCCAATGTTGCTCAACAGATCGCTGGGCAGATCAACCCGCCTGTCGTAAGCCCGCCGCTGCCCTGGATCGCATAACCGGTATGAAGTCGCCCATCCTCGGCTCAAGCTATGTCGCCCGCAGCATCAACGCTGCGGACGCGCGCATGGTCAATCTCTTTCCAGAGGTTGTGCCAGAGGGTGGGCAGATGCCTGCGTTCCTCAACCGCGCGCCTGGGCTGAAGTTACAGCAGGCCGTTGGCACCGGGCCGATCCGCGGGCTGTGGGCGCACCAGACGCAAGGCTCTGACTTCTTTGTCGTGTCGGGCAACGAGGTCTACAAACTGTCCTCGCTGACCGGCACGCCGGTTCTGCTGGGGGCTGTCAATGGCACCGGGCCGGTATCCATCGCCGACAACGGCGACCAGATCATCTTCGCGTGCAACCCAGACGCCTTCGTCTACACCGAATCCACCAACACGTTTGTGCAAGTTACCGACCCTGACTTCCCCGGCGCGGTGACGGTCGGCTATCTCGACGGCTATTTCGTGTTTAACCCGCCTAACAGCCAGCGGCTGTACGTCACCAGCCTGCTGGATGGCACGCAGATCGACCCGCTGGATTTTGTCAGCGCCGAAGGATCGCCAGACGGCATCGTCGGGCTGATTGTTGACCACCGCGAAGTTTGGGTGTTCGGCACGGACAGCGCCGAAGTCTGGTACAACGCCGGCACGGCAGACTTTCCGCTGGCCCGTATCCAAGGCGCGTTTAACGAGATTGGCTGCGTCGCACCCTACTCCATCGCCAAAGTGGACAACGGCGTGTTCTGGCTGGGCGCTGACGCGCGCGGCCAGGGTATCATCTACCGGGCAAACGGTTACGTCGGCCAGCGCGTGTCCACGCACGCAGTCGAGTGGCAAATCCAGCAATACAGCAATATGTCCGACGCGGTGGCTTACACCTACCAGCAGGACGGCCACGCCTTCTACGTCCTGAACTTCCCGTCTGGCAACACGACGTGGGTGCTGGACGTTGCTACGGGGGCTTGGCATGAGCGGGCCTATTTCAACCAAGGCGTGTTCTCGCGCCACCGCGGCAACAACCAGTGCAACTTCCTTGGCAACATCGTCATCGGCGACCACCTGAACGCCAACATCTACACCTTCGACCTGACGACCTACGCCGACAACGGCACGCCGCAGAAGTGGTTGCGGTCGTGGCGGGCGCTGCCGACCGGTCAGAACAACCTGAAACGCACGGCGCAGCACAGCCTCCAGATCATGTTTGAGTCCGGCGTAGGCCTGTCAGGCGTTGATCCGTTCGACGTTTTTGGTTTGTTGCTGACCGAAAGCGGCGACTTTCTTATCACGGAATCGGGCGACTATATCGAAGTTTCCGCGGGGTCTGTGCAGGGCGCCGACCCGCAGGTTATGCTGCGCTGGTCGGACGACGGTGGCCACACATGGTCAAACGAATATTGGAGATCAATCGGCAGGATCGGCGAATACGGCCAGCGCGCCATCTGGCGCCGCCTAGGCATGACGATGAAACTGCGCGACCGCGTGTACGAGTTGTCAGGCACCGACCCGGTCAAGATGGTCATCATCGACGCCGAACTGATGTTGAGCGGCACCAATGCCTAACGCCGTCAACATCACCAACATCACACCGCCGCGTGTGCAAATGGTTGACCCGAACACAGGGTTGGTCAGCCGTGAGTGGTTCCGGTTTTTTGAAAGCCTGTTCCGACTGACCGGCAGCGGCCAGAACGACTTCACGCTGCAAGACTTGCAACTTGGCCCTGACGCCGGGACGGACATGGGCATCGCGGTCTTGCAGACCGAAATCCAAAGCCTGTCCGTGTCACCGCCATACACACCGCAGTTGCCCCGCCGCCGCTACGGTTCGTTCTACGACACCACCACGCAGACGGCAGCGGCCATCAACACCGCCTACGCGATGACGTTCAACACGGTTGATCTGTCGTCTGGTGTCACCCGCGGCACACCTACCTCGCGCATCTACGTTGACACGCTGAACGTCTACAACGTGCAATTCTCCGCGCAAGTTGACAAAACATCGGGCGGTGTCGGGTTGGTCTGGATTTGGCTGCGTAAGAACGGGGTAAACGTGCCGGACAGCGCCGGCCAAATCCGCATACAAGGCAACAACGCAGAAGTTCTTGCGGCGTGGAATTACATCATTCAGTTGAACGCCGGAGATTATATCGAATTGATGTGGGAAGTGGACGACACATCGGTTATCCTTCTGGCAGAAGCTGCGTCCGCCGTGCATCCGTCCATTCCTTCTATCATCCTCACCGTGACCAACAACATAAGCTCAGATGGGAGCTATTAATGGCCGTCCTTTCTCCCTCGCCCAAAACGCAATTTCTGGACGCCTCTGGCGCGCCGTTGGTCGGCGGCAGGGTCTACACCTACGCCGCCGGCACGACTACGCCGCTGGCGACCTTCACGACCGGCGCTGGCACGGTGGCCAACACCAACCCGGTAATCTTGGACTCCCGCGGCGAGGCCAACATCTGGTACACCACCGGCACCTCGTACAAGGTTGTGCTGGCCGATTCGGCTGACGCTTTGATCTGGTCAGTGGACAATATCGCTACAGTTGGGTCGATGGCGCTCCAGAACGCCAACGCTGTGGCCATCACCGGCGGCACCATCGGGGCGGGCGTGACCTTCAACGGCAACACCACTGGCACCGCGTCCAACGTCACTGGCGTCGTTGCGGTCGTCAACGGCGGCACAGGCTCAACCACGGCTGCCAACGCGCGCACCGCCCTTGGCGCGGCGGCAAGTGGGGCAAACACCGACATCACGTCGCTGCGGCAGAGCGTGGCGATTGTGGCCTCTGGCACGGTCGGCGCTGAGAGCATCGGCTACCGCGGCGCACCGCAAAACGCCCAGACGGCAGCCTACCAACTGGCGCTGACCGACAACGGCAAGCACATCTCGATCACCACCGGTGGCATCACGATCCCGGCCAACAGCGCGGCAGAGTTCCCGATTGGCGCGACGGTTGTCATCTACAACAACAGCGGCAGCAGCCAGAACATCGCCATCACGACTGACACGTTGCGGCAGGCTGGCACGACCAACACCGGCACGCGCGCGCTGGCCAACTACGGCCTGGCGACGTGCGTCAAGGTGGACACGACCGTGTGGGCCATCACTGGCGCGGGGCTGACCTGATGAGCGGCGCGGTACTGTCCTTGCTGGGTACGTCGGGTGGGGCGGCGTCTGCCGTGACCATCACGGTCAACCCCGTAACGATCACAGGCATCAATATCAGCGGCACTGCGTCGGCGCAGTATCAACTTAACAGCAGCGGCAATGCGTTTGAGATTGTCAACGGTGGGTTGGCCACACTGCTGTACGCTTGGTGCGTCCCCGCGGGCCAAGCAGCCAACTACGAAGTGTACGCCAGCCTGGTGTCAGGGTCGTTGAGCGCCGGCAGTTCGGCCACCGACACTTGGCTGGCGCTGACATCAACGCGCAATTGGCTGGTCAGCACCACCACCCTTAAATACGCGACGATTGATGTTGGCATCCGGCGTATCGGCACCACCACCATTTTGGCGTCGGCAGACATCAATCTAGAAGCCGAAGCAGTATAAGGATAGGCCATGTCTGTTACCGCCAAAGCCCTGATCCCGGCCAAGGTCGCCGAAGATACGCAGTCCACGCAGTACACTGCGACCAACGTGACGACGATCATCGACAAGTTCACGGCCACCAACTACGGCGCGGTTGCGGCGTCGATCAGCGTCAACCTGGTGACGGCAGCCGACACATCTGGCACGCAGAACCTGATCGTGAAGACCAAGACGCTCCAGCCGTCCGAAACCTACACGTTCCCGGAACTGGTCGGCCACATCCTGAACTCGAACGGGTTCATCTCGACACTGGCGTCCGCGCCGCTGACGATCTTC